GTGTAAGTTCCGTTTGTTTGTATTGTTATTTCGCTGTTAGGCCATAGTCTTCTAAGATTTGAAACGTATAACTCTAAGTCAGGATTAAGTGTGGGCTCTCCTCCTATTAGGACAATATGTTCTGGAGTTATGTACTGAGGCCATTGCTCATACAAGACACTATGATCAGACCATCGTTGATGTCCTTTAAACTTACCATCATTAAATCTATTACACCCACGGCAAGTAAGGTTGCATACATTAGTGATATAAAATTCTAATAGCTCTACTTTAATCATATGTTTGATCTTAAAAAAAGCCCTACCAAAAGATAGGGCTACTGGAGTAGCAACGATTGATGTTGAGTTTACCTTTTCATCGCTCGTTTTGCCATGGAGTCAACTGTTTTACGTGCTTTATCAACACTCATAGTAGGATTCTTTGTGCTTGTTAAATCAAAACTAACATGCTGTGGATTAACATCTGCAATCATATTATTTAATGGCTGTCGTTGTGCCATTGATTGTAGTTGTGACATCGACACATTAACACCTAAATTATCTGCCATTTTAAGAAAAGATTCTGTTCCTACTTTTCCTTTAGTGCCTAAATCTTCTGAACGGCTAATAAGATACTGAACTAAGGCCGCTAGCTCATGCTCTGAACCATATACCTCAAATAGTTTCATTATCTTCTTTCTCTACCTAAATCTGTATCTAGTTCCGGTGCATCAATAACTGCTTCTTCATCATCCATTTCTGGTGGTGTGCTGTTATCTTCTACATCTGCTTCTGGTTCTGTAAATTCTTCAGGACTAATAGTTTCTTCACCTGTGATTGGAGCCATTGCACTTTCTAAGTCTGTCTTTGCTTGCTCTAATGCAGTAACCAGTGTTGAAATTGCTGTGTTAGTTGCATCATAGTATGCCTGTGTTTGATTAATGCCTAGCTCTTGTTTCATCATTTGTGCTAGGTTAGGTAAGTCTTTATATTGCATTTCTGCTGTATCTTCATACATTTTTTGGATTCTATCAACTACGTCTTGAGCCGCTAATGTTACTTGAGCTTCTTCAACGTCTGCTTCGTTAATTTGTTTAGCTTCGTAAGTTTTTTTCTTACCGTATTCTTTCATTTTCTTTTTATCAGCCATTAAAGAACCACATGCTTCTTCCATTTCGTCGTCATCATCTTTTTTGATGTCTGCTGGAGCCATTGCACCTGGAGCTATATGTCTTTGCTCACCAGTACCGCCTGCGTATGGATTCCTACTATCAGCTGTACCTTCTTTAACGTATGCTTCTAATGCTTCTTTCATCATTAGTGCTTGGAGATATGCTGGATTACTTTCACTTGTGTGTCTGTTAATGCTAGACTGTACTTCAGCAACTATGTTAGATGTCTTAGCTAACAATGTTTTTGCTTGTTCCATTGATAGTTTTGACACATTAATATCTCGATTAAAGTGGCCTTCCATGATTTTGCCAACCTGTTTTATTTTATTTTTTGCTAGTTCTTGCAGTTTCATTGTCGAATCCTTTTTGTTGATAGTATTTAGCCAATTCAATTTGCTCTTGTAACTTAATCTTAACATCACCTCTTACATGAATATTATTAGTTACTTTAGTTGCCATCAACGCTCTTCTATCATTGTCTTGGGTAGTGTTCATTATCTGTGTTTGTCTATCAATATCTAGTTCAAGCCACCCTATCTTTTTATCTTGACCTAATAAGCTATTTGCATCTTCTATTCTTGCATGCTTTTCTAGTATACACCATGCTAACGCATTACGACTATTTGTAAACTCGTGTACTAAAGTGTCGTTACGATATACTTCATAGTAACCATGATCTGTTGGGGAAATTTTGTAGCGATTAAAAACTATATAATCATCTTTAACTTTGACGATAATATTTGCAGAAAGACTTTGTAGACTATGAGTAGTGAGAGATTTTAGTTTACGAAAGGAAGTTTCTGTAGTCATTATGACTACCAAACAAACTTTGTTAAAAGCCAGCCAACAACGCCAATTAGCATTGTAATTACTGTGCCTGCCCAAGTGATTAACTGCGTAGAACGACGTCTATCAAGATGAGTAATCATATTTTTGATTTCGTCTACACTAGTTTCAAGTGAACTTACTTTTTCTTCTACTGTGTCTAATTTAGTTTCCAACGCATCATACCTTTCGGCACATAACTCTACGTGGGCTTCTAAATTTTCTTTCTCAATTCGAGTAGTACTCACTGCTTTTTCTCCAAACGGATATTAAGCAAGTTTACTATGCTGTGCCTGTAAGTAGCCTATATGTGCCTATTTTTTGTATCGTAAATGCTTTGTTACTAGTTAAACTAGTTCTTGTTTTTATTTATCACAATAGTCTAAAAACACTGAAAATAAGTATTGAGGTGTTCACCCTGGGTGCTTATAACCCCTTGTATACTGGCAGTCTCCGACAGACCGCTGATTATAGGTATGTCATTGAAGTCGTTAGTTAAACTGCCCACAGGATTGTCAACTGTAGCGTACGAGTCTAGATGATCACTGTTAAAATCAAATATCCATAGATTATATTGAAAAATACTTGGCATATAATAGCTACCAAATTCATAATCTCCTATATCAATATTTTCTACTTGTTGCGGACTATGAACTAGTTGGGGTTGGCTTCGTAATGATATTAGCTGTATAAATGTTTCGTAATTGCGTTGTTGATTACGCTGTATAATCTGATCAGGAGTTTTTGGCTTTCTAGTAAATCCAGTCTGGGAGATATCTATTAATGTATAACAGCGTATCATTCTTTCATAAGTTCTACCAGTACTCTTAGCTTGTCTAAAGATTCTTTAATCATTGGAGTCTTACTTAGTTCGGCCCAATCCTGTTTATACATCCAGTCTCTATAATCTTTGAACTCAGCATCTAACTGTTCAACTAGTTCACGTTTAAAGTGAGGGTCTCCAACCTTACGTCTATATAAAGTTGACCCGCCATCTGGTGATTCATATATCCAGCGAGTGTGTTCTTTCTTTTCAAACAATTCTTGTTGTTCCATATAGATATTTAACCCAATAAAAAACCCCACTTAAAAAAAGTAGGGTTCTTTAATTTAGTACTAGTCTAACTCGAATTACGCTTCGTCGAATGTAGCAACTAGTGAAATGCCTGAAACTGCTTCAGCACCACCTGGTCCACCTTGAACCATAACGTGATTGCCGTCTGCAACGCCTTCAACTGCCGCGATTGTACCGAAGTAAGTTGTAGTGATTGCGTCACATGCTTCAGATACTGTAAGTGTACCTGTTGCAACTGCGTATACGTAAGTTTTTGGACCTACGCCTTGTGATTGTGAAACTGTTCCTTTACCTGCTAAAACTGCCATAATAATATCTCCTTAGTTATATGGGAATTTATTCTTTCCCTACACTTATTTAGTCTAATATTCAACTATTTTAAGTACAGTTTATTAATATACAAAGAATTTATCAGCTTCTCCATCTATAATTTGACACTGTGATGGCACTGCCCAAGTATCTGTAATGCCTTTTTGGATCATATCATTATTGACCATTGTTGTAGACATTACTGCAAAGACTACACACGCTGTTTCGGTAGTAAAGTTATCGATTATAGATACAGGTTCTGGATCACATTGTGGATCACCATTTATCATAGTACAAGCGAATATTACGTATGCCCAATTAGCCATTATGTATTTGTTGGAGTTACTTTACTTGATGATTGCAATGCCATATACAAGTCAGTATTAATAGGACGTCTAACTGTTTGTAATATACGAGTCATTGCTTGTGTCTGGTCCATTCTGCTGATACGTTTTTGCCAGTCTTGCACTAGTCTACGTAACCACATTTGGTCTCCGGTTAAGTTTTTAATACGTCTGCTTAATAATAGTAATAACGAATCATAATCTCTTTCGTCTAATTCACCATCTGCAACAGCACGTAGAACACGTTTAATTCTTAATTCTGGAATAACAATATCCCAATCATTAAATAGCTTATCTGCATATTGACGTTGACTAATAACCAGTGTTAAGAAATTATATAAGTCAGTCATTGACTGTCTAAAGCCACTAAAGTTTTGTTGCTTCATTGTATCTTTAGCATACCGCTGTGCTTTCTTTTTATCAATATAATATAAAACTCTTAACATTAGCATATGGTCAAACACTAGACTGCCTATTGTAGCCACATCAGTACCTTTAACTTGTTCAAGTCTACGATACATTCTTGATTCAATTAATTCTTTAATAAAGTCCATTATACATTCTTCGCAAAGTTTGATTTTGAAAATCTTAAACGATCAACATATTTAAGTCCACCGGCTACATAACCTTCGTGCCCTGACTCGCCATCTATTGATGCTGTTATACCACCACCTTGTTGATCTAACGCTCTAACTACCTGTGTCTTAATAACAGCAATAGCCTTAAAGATAGAAAAGATTAATTCTACTATCTTCATATTGTTATTAATATATTGTTCTAGTCTTTGTGCTTTAGGTTCACTTACTTTAGTTGTTGCCCATGCTAAAAAGTTTTCAGCCATGTTATCAAAGTTGCCTTCTCTAACTTTAAAGTTGGCATACTGTTTCATTAACGCTGGCAAGTTTGCCATCTGTATCTCACGTAGGTTGTTGGGTGAAAAGAAAGCATCAATAGCACCTTGGCTAGCCTTAACTGTTTTTTCAATTTGTTCTAATCTGTCTGTTGGTATATCTACCTTAGGCGTATCTTTCATTTTAGGTCCCACAAATAACACAGAGCCTGTTGGTAGTTGATCTACTGCATAGAACGGTGTTCCTGAATCTGTTGGGTCAGTTAAACGTGTATGTATTGCTACGCCTGCTTGACTAGTTCCAATCTGTTTACCTAAATCAGTATCTGCGTCAACTGAGTATGTAACAGTGTTTGGCGTAAACACGTATTTGTTTCCTTGTTTGCTAGGAGTATCCGTATATAACAAATCACCTTTAAGATAACCTGTCATTGATTTTGGTGTCTGTGCTTCTAATGAAGACCATAAAGCTTTATACATATTAATTAATTCTGTACGATCGCCGCCTCTCATTTGCATTACTTTTTCTAGCTCTTCTGGAGAACGTGCTAATCCTTGATATGTTTTAGCTGTAAAGCCTGACTTATCTGTTAATACAAACTGACCATCTTGATCACGTCCAAATATAATTGCTGGCTTACCGTCCCATTTAATTGTAATGTCTTTAGCCTGTTGTGGTAATGTTTTTAAATCAGTAACAGCTTTTAATGCACCTTGGCTTCCGCCATCAAATATCATATCCTCAGGATGTTCAATACGAGCCGCTTCTGTAATAACCTGCATACCTTGATTAATAAGTCTGTCTCTTGTACGAGCAATCCAATTAACTTCTGTTGATTCAAATTGTAGTCCATCTTTAGCAAAGTATTCTCTTGCGTCTGCTACTAGTTCTTCATAGTCGTTGTTCTTTTGTGCTTGTGCAATAATTGTTTCTACACTTGCTAGATCTTTACGTGTTCCACCTATAAGCATTTTTGCAATTTCTTCTGGATCAGCTGATATAACTTTATTTGTTTCTCTTGATACTAGTCCGTATTTGTATGACCATTTCATACCTCTTGCTTTAGCAATGCTAGCTAATAGTATTGCACGGTGTACTCCTTTGAATTCTGAATCAGAACTTGCATTTAATGCAAATTGTTGCCATTTAGGATCACCAAACATAAGGTCAACTTGCACATATCCGTTCATTGGATCACCGTTGATTGGGCACTTATAATGGACTGAGTCGCCTGATTTAGCAACGTCCTGGTCACTTACACCTTTTGCAATTAATTTGTTGTATACTTCATCTTTGGTATGTTTTTTTGCATCTACTGCAAGATCTAAGTCACCTGATGTAGGTTTTTTACCTGTTGACCCTAGCATGTTATCTAGTAGGGGAAGTCCTGTTAACGATTCTAAATACTTAACAGTAGGCTTAACGTCGACAAGATTGATACGTTTAGTTAACGCTGTACCTTTCTCATCTTTAAATACGTTTCCGCCTTCGAGTAGTTGCATAGTACTATACACCTAGTTTCTTAGCAAGGTCGTCATATCCAGGATCGCCTCGTTTTATTTCTTTTCCGCATATGAATAATGAGTCACCAATTTGTTTTGTTGGTTGATCACATATTTGTTTTCCGCCTGCAACTGGTTTTTGTTGTGTAGCTTTTGCCGCTGGATCTAACTGCATCTTACGTGTTTGGTTAAGAATTGCAGAAAATGCTTTTTGTAGCTTAGTAGTATCTTTAGGATCTTGAGCAAGTTGTCCAATAAAAGCATTGACGCTTTGCTGTATCGGGCCAGGTGCAGTATTTAAACTATACCTTCCAAATAATGATTGATCAATCCAATTACGTAAATGTGTTTTAACTAGTCCTGGTTGTATTTCGTTGTAGTCATTTGCGGCTTCTAAACCAGCAAGGTACTTTTTCCAGGCACTTGCACCAAGCTTACCAGCTTGCTTCATTGCTTGAGAATTTTGATATCTACCAATGTCGCCTTTAATCTTATCTAGTATACCTTCTTGAATAATTTCATTAATCTTCATCTTTTCGTCTCACTGATCGGGAAAACTTTTTAGGGTCTCTTGATTTAATTGCGTTAACAAACTTACGCTGTAAATCTTCTGCC